ATCGAGCAGATCCACGAGCAGGGTTGGACGCGCATCAATACCGCGCCAGGTGAGTGGGTGGCTCTCGTACTGAACACCGAGAACAGCGCCTTCGGCGGCACGCTCTGGAAGCAGGGCGAAGATGGCAACGACTACTCAGAGGGCTGCACGGAGGGATTCCCTATCAGCGCCGCTCTGGACTTTGACGCAGCCGGTCGAGCAGTCGCCGTGCTGATCAAGAAGGAGAACGCAGCGTGAAGTACAAGGTCAAGTCGCAGCTCTACGCCGACGCAGAGGCGCAACTCAAAGGCGCGAAGCAGATCCTAGATGACTGCACCTGGTCATCCTGCGCGGCCGCAGTCTCGTGGGCTTCTGGCTACACCGTGGACTACACCGCTGCTCAGGGAGTCGCCGCATTCGAGAAGGCGACAGGGCGCAAGGACAAGCAGGGGATCAGCGATGCCGGTGGCTCACTGAAGGAAGCCGCGCAGACGGTCGCCGTACTCGGTGGCAAGGCTCGCTATGCGAAGTCGTGGGAAGACGCAGTCGCTGCTGCAAAGGCTGGCGCGGCACTCATCATCCACGCGCAGCAAGGTCCAGCCTTCTACCCAGCAGGAGTCAAGATCTCGGCGTGGCACGACCGCTGGCTGAAGTGGTGGAGCAAGCACGCGCCGGAGAAGGTGAAGGCTGGGTACGGACACTGCGTTAGCGCAGCCTATGACGATATTGAGGGCTGGCAGTTCTGCTGTCCGACTCGTGACGAGAAGGTCGCCGCTGAGAAGTACGCAGTGCCAGTCACTGAAGCGCAGTTGCGCCAGATCGCCAACAGCAAGGTCAAGGCGAAGAAGGTCGCAGTGGACTACAAGTGCCTCCTCATCGTCACCCACCCAGGCAAGAAGGCAGTCGCGCCAGCGCCAGTCGCTGCACCAGTTGCGGTAGCGCCAATCGTGCCTGCGGCACCTACGCCATCACCTGCTCCTAAAATCGCCGTACAGGCACCTAGGAGCCACGCAGAGCCACGAAAGGTGGCAGAGGGTACTAAGACACCTGACGCTGTACAGGCGCAGTTGGATCAGATCGGCAAGGCTGACTGGGGCGCGCTCGCCGCAGACGGTCTCGCCGTCATCAATGCAGCAGCCGCTGCGACTAGAAAGGAAAAGGGCATGAACCGAATCTGGGCAGGTATCAAGTATGTCGCCGCGAACACGCAGATCGATGAGATCGCGCTGGACTTTGTCCGCACCTTCCTCACGGTCAGCATCTCGGTGGCGCTGGGTCTTGGCATCCCACTCTTGGACATCCAGGGTGGCGACTTCCGCACCATCGTCTCCGCCGGTCTCGCCTCTGGGTTGGGCATCGTCGTGAAGGCCCTAGATCGTGACAATGGGGCATACGGCCTCAAGCGCAACTAAGCCGTGCCAGTCCGAGTCAAGCGCCCCTACGGCACTTGCTCGGTCTGCGAGTTACAGAGCAGGGTCTGGGAGGTTGAGTCTGAGCAGGTGCTGCTGTGTGGCATCTGCCTCAGGCTCCTCATCGCCTTCGCTCTAGAGGACTTGTCGCAGCCGTCCTAGGCGGCTTCCCCTGGGTGGACCCTCCCCACCCAGGGGCTATCCACTCTGCATAAAAGATACTCACGCAACACGGTTGACAGCCGCGAGCCGTTGACCGTATGATGCCTATGTCAGGCAGGACACAGCCACTCGGCTGGACTGACAAGGAGGTCGCAATGACAATCGGAACCGCAGTAATCACACCAAACGGCGAGGCCGTCGTGATCGAGCAGTTGCCTCACACGAGCGCTGTTCGCGTCCAGTATCTGGACAAGCGCACCCAGCGAAAGTTTGCCGGAAAGGGCGACATTCTTTACCCAGCCGACCTTCAGGTCAAGGCGGTGCGCTAATGCGCGCCGCTGTTCGCAAGGGTCTGGTTCACGGCATCATCCTTGGGCTGTATGCAGTCCTGGGTTATTTGATTGCATTCACGGTGATGGGAGGACGAGTATGAAAGTCAACCGGAAGACCACGCCAAAGATGGTCGTGCGGCCGTACTTCACATCGGAGTACCAGCGCCTAGAGCGCCAAGAGCGAACGCGAGAGCGCGCCAAGTTCACCGTCGCATTGATGGCGGCGTGGATCATCGCGGTCATCCTGTTCGAGTTGGTGATCCGATGACCAAGTGGAAATGCACGATCTGCTGGAGGCAGATGGCAACAGAGGTCAAGCCACAACTGATTGAGCGCCTTTGCCCTGACTGCAAGGTCAGCCATTGGCAGAAGGTCGTAGAGATCTACGAGACAGGCGACAAGCAGCGACTGACAGAAGCGAAGGGCAAACTGCGCGCCGCAGTGAAGGCGTTGAAGAAGACACAGGAGGTCAAGTGAGCAAGCGTTACGAGTTCGTATCAGCGCCGCAGCGCAGCCCTGAGTGGTTCGAGATGCGGAAGGGCGGCATCACCGCCACCGGCATTACCGCCATCAACGGCACTTCGCCATTCAAGACTGCGTACCGACTCTGGGCAGAGTTGACTGGCCATGTCGGTGAGCAGCAGGTAGGCGCAGCGGCACAGCGTGGGCAGTTGCTAGAGCAGGCTGTGGCTGATTACTACACAGCAGAGACAGGCCGCAAGTTGCGAAAGAGCAACGGCATCGTGCGACTCAAGGAGCACCCTTGGGCGATGGCATCGCTTGACCGCACCATCATTGGCGACACCGACGGTCTCGTAGAGATCAAGACCTCAACGAGCAACCGCTGGCAGTTGTACCCAGTGCCACCTGAGTATGTGGATCAGGTGCAGTGGCAGATGTTCATCACTGGCGCGTCGTACTGCGATGTCGCTGTGCTGCTCTCTGGGCTGGTCTTCCGCATTGAGCGCGTTGAGGCTGATCCGATCTACCAGACGCTGCTGTTCGATAAGGCCGTAGCGTTCCTGGACTTGGTCAAGACCAAGACTCCACCACCGCTGACCGGCAACGACAGCGACACGCTGGCAGAGGTCAAGCCGCAGGTGAGCAACACCTACGCGAAGGCAGATCCGCAACTCGATCACATTGCGCGTCTCTACATTGAGGCGAAGGTTGAGGCAGAGGCTGCCGATGCTGCACTCAAGGAGATGGCAATCGCCATCAAGGAGGCCATCGGTGACGGCGAAGGCGTGAAGGGTCGCGGCTGGCTTGCCACCTGGAAGACCAACAAGAGCAGCGTGAAGGTGGACTGGGAGAGCATCGCGGATGTCCTCCGCACCGTTGCGCCAGACACCTACGGCGAAGCCATCAAGCGCTTCACCTCAGAGAAGCCAGGTGCGCGCGTGTTCCGCGTTCACGGCAAGGAGGATGAGGCATGACCTACACACCGCGTGGCGTGCTGTACCAACTCACTGACGCTGAGGTGGTCGAAGCGCGTCTCGTCGGAGACGGCCGCAACATGGCGAACCGCAACAGCAAGGACAAGTCTTATTACCACCGCGAGAAGATGGAGGACGATACGGTGGCATCATTCGCAGCCGCTACTGCCGAGTGTGCAGTGGCACGAGTCTTCAATGCCGAGTGGCACGCCAAGGTCTGGCCGGCAGGTGAGCATCACCTGCATAGCGACGAGCCAGATGTGGGCGAGAACATTGAGGTCAAGCGCGTTCGCACTCCTGACGCTGGGTTGGTGGTCAGGGAGAAGGATCGCACGCTAGGGCGCTATGTCGTGCTGGCGTATCCCATCCCTGAGACTGGCTACACGCAGGTCGATGTGATCGGCTGGATCAAAGCCGACAAGGGTTGGCAGGTGGGCCGCGATAGCGGAGAGGGGTATGTGCGAGTTCCCCAGAAATACTTGCGCGCAGTTCCTAAGGAGGGAAGCAATGAGTAAGCAAATCGCAGCAGCGCTCGCAGCGCCGTTTACCGGCACGGATCTAAAGCAGCGCCCAGGGCGCGGCGGAATGACCTTCACCTACGCAGATGCACGAGCCGTCGCCCAGCGCCTTGACGATGTCTTGGGTCTGGCCGGCTGGCAGTTTGAGGTCAAGGTCGCAGACGCTCAGCGCTTCGTCGTCCACGGCACCTTGGTCGCCGTGATCGATGGGGTCACCACCGTCCGACAGGACTTTGGCTATCCCAACAGCGCGCAGGATGACGAGCCACTCAAGTCAGCAGCCAGTGACGCTCTGCGCCGCTGCGCTGCCCAGATTGGGGTAGGGCGGTCTCTTTATGCGTCTGGCACAGGCGCGAGCCTCTCCGTGGCTCCTACACCCCTCTCCGTGGCTTCTGTGAGGGTATCTCAGCCGTCGGTTTCCACGAGCGATGTGGCCGTAGCAGCAGCAATGCTGTTTGCAGAGGGTGAATGCCCTGACCACCGCACGGCTTGGTCGCACAAGCCTGCCGGTGTCAGCAAGGCTGGGAAGCCGTACAGCGCCTTCTACGCGTGCAGCGGCAAGTCGAACGGCACCTTCTGCCAGCGCAAGCCAAGCATCGCCTGGGTCAACGCGCAGCAGGCACCAACAGGTGAGCCTGAGCGCACCGAGACGAGCATTGAGGATCTGCCGTTCTGATCTGAGCGGCATCAACTACGGCTGGGAGAGACTGGCGACCTCCACCTCTCCCAGCCACTAACACAGAGCGGAGGACTACATGGTTTGGTTCAAGTGGGTAGCAAATGCACATCGAGATGCGGAGATCTCGGCGCTGACTGATACGCAGTTCCGCGCGTTCATCACGATCATTGGTGAGGTCAAGTTGCTCCGCTCCGGCGGAGTGTTCAAGAACCGACAGCACCTCAAGACGGTCATCGGCGCACGCCTGTTTAGGGGTGTGGAAGGCCTGTTGAAAAGTGGTCTGCTGACCGAATCTGGAGACGGAGTCATTGCCGTGTCGAACTATTCTCGCTATCAAGTCGACCCCACCTCGACCTCTCGTGGAGAAAGGTACCGAGCACGAAAAGAGGGTGGGTTGACGGACAGAGAAAGAGAAGGAGAAGGAGAAAAGAATAGAACCCCTATATCCCCTAAGCGCTCTGGCTCTGGACGGCTCACGCCGCTAGGCGAGATCCTTGGAGGGAAGCGCTAAATGCGCGTCAGGTCAGAGAACCCTTCCGCTCGTGCTCTGGCATTGAGGAAGATCAGAGAGAACGAGACTCCTGAGGATCGAGCACATCGAGTGCTCAAGTACACGCTCTACAACCATCGGATGACGATGGAGCAGTACCTGGCCTTACGGCTGGCACAGGCTGACCGGTGCGGTGCGTGCAAGGAGCCGCTTCGCTTTGGTGAGCCACGAGCAGTGACGGTCGATCACGACCCACGCTGCTGCCAGTACGACGGTCTGGGTACCAAGAGGACAAAGGGTCAGCCGATCTCGTGTGGCAAGTGCGTCAGGGCGCTGCTCTGCGGACCATGCAACCGAGCGGTCGGATTCCTAGAGCGCTATCCACAGCGCTTGCATATGTGGATTGAGTATGTGAGGAGGGTCATGAAGTGAGCGCACACATTGCATTCGTCGGACCACAGGGGTCAGGGAAGAGCACGCTGGCAGAGATGCTGGAGGAGCGCCGACAGAGCCGGTACATCGTGCTTCCAATCGCCCAGACGATCCGTGAGGTGGCATCGCTAGCCTACGGCGTGGACTTCGACAAGAGCAAACACTACGAGCAGCGCCGCCTGGGCTTGGATGTCAAGACCTCAGGCCGCGAGATCCTGCAAGACATCGGCGCGCAGATGCGAGAACTTGATGCCTACTTCTGGATCAAGGCGTGGCACGACGCGTTCAACCGTCTTGCACCGCTAGGTCGGCCAATCGCCATTGACGATGTGCGTCTGCCACTGGAGGCGCACTTCCTCCGGCAGCACATTCCAGGGATCACCATCGTGCGCGTGTTCGCATCCGCACAGGCTCGGACGCAGCGTCGTGGGGTGCTTCAGGGAGCAGCCGATGTGACCGAGCACGGCTACCTCCAGACCGAGTACGACTTGCAGATCGACACAACAGACTTGACAGCCGAGAAGTCCTACGCGATCCTCAGGCAGTACATGGTGGATAACGGCAAGTGGTCGGCATCCCCAGAGGAGGAATCGTGAGCAACACAGACTTGACGGAACTAGAGACGCGAGCAGCGCAACTTGGCTATCACTACGACGGCCTTGTGCGCGTTGAGCACCCATTCGCTGATCAAGAGAATCAGGTGACCTGGACAATCGTTCTGACCGACACACAAGGCACAGAACTGACCTTCCAAGCGCCGACGATTGAGGGAGCCATTGAGGTCGCTAATGATCGAATGGCGCTGCTGTCTGGACTGGCTGACCTGTGAGCGGCTTCGCCTATCTCGGCATCACGCTTATCGTCATCAACACTGCGCTCTTTCTCGTGGTATTCGCTAGTCTGCCAATGAGCGTCAAGCGCGGCGTGGGCATCGCGCCGTCAATGATCTACCTGCTGACCACGGCAGCAACAGTGGTCTGGATGTGGAGGGCGTTGCAATGGCAGGCGTAAAGACCAAGCGCGCAGGAGCGGCCAAGCCGCCGGTATGGACGGTGACCAACTGCACCGACTGCGGCAAGATCATTGACTACACCGACCCTAAGCGGCAGGTGTTCCCTGCCACGCGCGTACTCGTGATCCACGACAAAGGCCGTCGCTTTGAGTGGCGGCACAAGGCGTGCGTGAAGTGAGCCAGATCGAGATCCTCACTCCTGAACTGGACGAGGGCATCCGCTGCGTCCAAGAGGGCGCAGATGCGTGGTGCTATGACCCCAAGATCGGTCGCCAGTTCGCCAAGTTGAGCATCCGGTACTCGGACGCAATCGCGCCAGAGGGCTGGTTCTTCCTCAATGAGCACATCTTCAACCGCGCAACCATCGCGGACTTGATCAAGGCAGGTCACCTAGAACTGCAACAGTCCGTGTTCACGCTGTCCGATGGCGGACAGGCACGGATAGGAAGGCTGGTACAGAAGTGAGCAAGATGAGCGACCTAGACATTGACGAGCAGAACAAAGAGAAGTCCAAGCGCGGCAAGCGCGCACGCAACAAGGGCAACTCATTCGAGCGCGAGGTCGCCGAG